CGGGTGCAATATCTTCTAACTTGTACGAATGGGTATATGTTGCAAACGAAGAAGGTGCAGCAGGTGCAACAGGTGAAGGATTAGTAAAGAATCAAATTGATTTTGAATTAATCGTAGGTTCACAGAAAGTTGAAAAAATTACTGCTTTCTTAACTGTTACGGATGAAATGTTGGATGATGTTGAAGGAATCAACACATTAATTAATAACAAACTTTCTATTAAATTAGAAAAAGCATTAGAAAGCGGTGTTTACGGTGGTTCAGGTGTTTCACCAATCTTAAACGGGATTAGAACAGTAGCAACAGCATTTGCAGCGGGATCATTTGCAACAGACGTTGAAAATCCTAACTCAATTGATGTTTTAGTTGTTGCAGCAAATCAGATTGCACTTAGCGAGCAAGGAATGCCAACGGCGGTTTTAATGAACCCTACAGATATCGCACGTTTGAAACTTGAAAAGGTTACTTCTACAGATAAACGTTACGTTCAAAGATTAGCTGAAATTGGAGGTTCTTTATCAATGGACGGCGTACCACTAGTACCAACTACTTTGGTAACTGCGGGCGAATATTTAATTGGTGATTTCACAAAGGCTTCATTATTATTTAAACAAGGTGTTACTATCGAAATCGGTTACAACGCGGACAACTTCGTTAAAAACTTCAAATCAATACGTGCAGAACTTCGCGCGGTTTGTGCAGTTGAGAACAACGAAAGAAGCGCATTTGTAAAAGGTGTTTTTGCTACTGATATCACAGCAATTACAAAACCTTAATCGAATAACTAATAGATTTTATCTATAAATTTTAAAACCCTATCATTAATTTGATGGGGTTTTTTTATATTTAGTAAATGAGTACACTAATAGCAAGGCAAGGCGGCAACTTAAAGATAACAGTTGATTCAAATGAACCTAAATATTTAAACTTAAATGACTTGGAAGTAAGTTTAAACGGTGATTATGTAAGGTTTGAAGATGGAAGCGAGATTTTATATAGTGAAGCATTGCCAACGGTTGCAAGTGCTGAAATACTAGCCGATTCAATAGGAATTTTTATTTATGAATATAATACGGGGGTTTAATTATGGCTATTAATTTAAGCAGAACAGGCGGTTTTTTAAAACTAAATGATAACGGAGTAATAAAGTATTTTAATCTAAATCTTTTTAGATATAACGATCAATCACCAATACAGGGAGATTTTTTACTTTTTCCCGATGGTAATAATTATGATTACAACACAATTGATTCACCCGTATTTGCAAGCGCAGAAGCTTTTGCGGATCAAATCGGAGTTTACAAATCAGAAGCAAATGCAGGCGGCGGTAGTGGTAGTAGTGGAACTATTTCAAACTTTGTTTACGTTTCAAGTAAAGCAGATTTACCAACAGCGGTTGGCGGTGTTATTTCCCTAATAGGTAACTATACTTATTTCTTCTTAAAGGATTTAGATTTAACAGGCGACAGGTTGATAGGCGGTGAAAATACTACCATACTCGCCCCTAGTTCAGAGAATGTAAAAATAACATCTACTGGTTTAGGAGTTGGAGTTGCTTTACTTACATCTATTTACACAACACCAATAAGACATATCACATTTAAAGATGTAGATACTGCGTTTGATTTTGACGGCACAACCACAACAATGGCTTTAGATTGGACAGGTGTAAACTTAGAAAACGTACCCAATATTGGCGTAATGGCTAACGTATCAAACTTTATTTACTCTAAAGGTGCTTTATTGAGTGCTCAGGGTTGGGTGTTTTCAGGCATACATGGAACAATTTCGTTTGATAATTCAATTTTAAGTGGTAATGGGGGCGTTGGTAATATTATTAGTGTAGACGCGGCGACAATTATAAATAGGCGTTTTAGAATCGTTTACTCCTCTATTGTGGCATTTGGCACTACAGTTGGAGTTAATTTTGATGCCTTAGCAAACGTACCTGTTGAAGGTTATATTTTTGATACTGTTGTTTTCTCAGGCGGCGGTACTTACACAACGGGAGTAGATAACACGTCAAACAAAACCCGATGGATAAACAGTAGAGGTGTAACCAATACGGCTGTAAATGGTCAAATTTACATGCACGACAACGTAACAGTCACGCCAATATCGGACTCGGTTACTTATGTGAAAGTATTAGGAACTACAACGGAAAGCGTAGACAACGAAAAATATTCAATGCCAGTTAATAATAGATTAACGAATGGGGCAGCGATAGAAAGGAAGTTTTTAATACAATGTAACTTGGCTTTTTCAACTGGTAATAATAAAGTTTGTGAATTTGCTTTTTACGATTCAAAACTTGGAGCTATTCGAGTGCCTTCACAAACCAAATCAACTTCAAACTCGGGCGGACGAGCCGAAAACGTTTCGTTGTCTTGCGTTGTATCGCATTCGGAAGGCGACTATTTAGAAATATTTACACGTAATACAAGTGATACCTCTAATATTACAGTTACGGATATGAACTTCCTAATAACAGAAATAAATTAATTATATTTGATTAAAATTTTATAAGATGGCAAAGAAAACAGTATTGAAAGACGAAGCAAAAGCGGTTGAACCTTTAAAATTAGATTTTAGAAAGGAATACAAAATTAAATCAACTGGCAAATCTTCAACAATGCCTGTTAAGGGGCAAGTATTTACGGGTGTAGGTTCACAAACAGCAGAAATTTTAATTAATAACGGCTTTGCAGAACTATGTTAAACCTAAAAATAAACGGTAAAACACATAAGTTAAAAACGTTGTTTAGTGATATAACTATTGCTGAACTTCGTTTTGCTTATGATTACCTAGAAAAGCAAAGCAACGAGCTTTTACAGTTCTTAAACGGTCAAAAAGAGGATATAAAACAATCTGTTTTGCTTGATTTTCAAATAAATTGGATTGCTATTTTTTCAGATATACCCGTTGAAATGCTTGAAAATGTAACTGTACAGGACGAAACAGATACGAGCATTTCGGGCTTATTCGAATATGTTTTACCATTTGCTTACTTTCCTGAAACACATCAAGACGTTAAAGAGTTTACTTTAAATAAAGAAAAGTATTTACTTTTAGATGGACTTCAAACGATTTCAGGTGCAAAGTTATTATTCGGTAACGGCTCTTTTAAACAGTTTAAACTAGCTTCTGCATTAGCTAACAACGTAAACGAAAAAACAAGCTCAACAGTAGATTCACTTTTACAGATTTGCGCGGTTTTATATTCGGAGGATGGCAGCCAATCAAGCGCATCAATTAATAAACGGGTTAAAGACTTTGAACAGCTCGATGCTTATACGGCTTTTAGCTGCTACTTTTTTTTTGCGCTGTTACTAAACAAGTACAACAAATTTTTCCGCTTATATATGGGGCGGGGCAGTCTGCAACAGATACAAAAAACAAAACACCTAATACGGGTGGAGGAATTAAAGATAAAATTAGAAAAATACAGTTTTGGGATATCGTCGCGCTCGAAATATCTAAATTCCAAATTTTTAATACTAAAAACCGATTTGGCTTAGATGCTGTTGATAATGCGCGTATGTATGACGTGTTAAAATACTTTAATTTACATTTGTGTAACAACCCCGAATAATGGCAGGAATAAAAGATATAATAACAATATTTAAAACAGTTGGCGCGGCTTTCGATCAGTTAAATGATGTTAGATATGATAAGGCTTATAATATAAACGGAGCAGCAACGCAGCAAACACCGTTTATAATGATCGATTCAATGCCTGATTTTAACACTGTTGATGTAAACGCGGGCGCAGATTATAAAGCAACTAAAAAACAATACAAGTTAAAAATATTTCTTTACGATGATTATTACATAGCAGAACAAAAGGTGAAGCCATTAGAAGAAAAACAACAGGAAATGCAAATTATTTTCGAACAATACTTAGGTGAGGTCCAACGATATTTGTTAGATTCATCAACACCTTATTCAATGGTAGGAACTTCTAATGATGGTTTTTTTGGTGTAAAAGACTATAGTAATAAAACGTTTGTGCAAATGTCACAAAGTATTACAATTAACGCACCTTTGAGTTGTGCAACAGGTACTTTTAATTACTAAATGATACGTCAAAAGCTAGAAATAATAGGCGCGTTTATGCTAGATCAGTTCAAAGCAGAATTGAAAGGACAGGACCACAAAGCAAGCGGTGATTTAGAAAGCTCTATGAAGTACACCGTTAAACAAACGGCTGTTGGATGGGAAATTTTATTTAGTGGTGAAGGGTACGCCAAATTTTTAGAAACAGGAAGTAAACCGCATTGGGTGCCTATTGATGCTTTAATTGATTGGATAGAAGCTAAAGGCTTAGAAAGTGGCGAACGTGAAGTTAAAAACTTTGCTTTTGCTATTCAAAAAAAGATAGCGCAGGAAGGAACGCCAACAAAAGGAAGTTACAAATTCAGTAAAAATGGAAGGCGTAAAGAGTTTATCACGCACACAGTAAACGCCAATAAAGTAAAAATTAACAACGAATTATTAAGTATATTTGGGTCAAAAATAACTGCAACATTGCATAATATCGTTACAAATAACAGCTTTCAATAATGGGTATAGTATTAAGCCAATTCGGAAAAAATTACATAAGTGAAAAAAAGACTTTTCAATATGTTACAGATAATGTTGATGCAGTTTTAATGCGCTTAGTAGTTAAATTTGATGTTGATTATACGTTTATAACAGAGTTAACAAATTCGCCTGACTTGGGTACTTCTGATACATTTACTTTTGAATTAAACTCTATAGGGCGGCAACTTTACCAATCTAATTTCTTTGAATTAGGGGCAACTACGGCATTATTAGAGCCTGCGCCGCTTTTAAGGCTAGAATGTACAGAAATAGAAGAAGGCGGCGTTGAAGGTGTGACGAACTTTTTTAACTATTTACCTGAAAATATAACTGTACAAAATTTTATTCGTAATACTTTCGATTTATCAGATTATGTTTTAGGGATAACAGGAAGTTCAACAAGTTTATTTAAAACATCTTCACCTAAAACTTTAGATTTAAAAGAAGGTGATACCCATTTTTTAGGGGTTAATGAATTTAGTTTAGTAACAACGCAGGAAGGGATAATTGAAAGTTATAACAGTGCAGGAACTTTAATAGTTACAGATACCATTGCACTAATTCCACAAGTTTTTACAGTTGGTAATTACCCTGTACACAATGTAATCCCTGTAACAATGGAAAGCGGCGTTTCTTATAAACTAATATATGTTCAAGATGTAAATGCACCAAACACAGTAAGAAGTGAAGTTTTCAGGCTTAATAACCCGTCGAACTGTGCAACGCACCATTTACACTGGATTAATGAGTTTGGAGTTCAGGATTCATACTATTTTATGGGTGAAGTTTCAAAAGCGATCGGCACAGAATCGAGTGTTTACGAAAAATCAACACCTGTAAACCCTACAGATACAGATTACGGATTAAGAGTATTTGATAACACAATAACAGATTCTTGGGTATTATATACGGATTCAATAAGCCAATCCACCGTAAACTGGTTGAAAAATATCTTTGTTTCTAAAAAGATTGCCGTTGAAATCGACGGCTTTTATTATCCTGCGGCGTTAAATTCTGACAAATTAACATACTATAAAGATATAAATGGAATCTATCAAATAAATATTTCTATCACTTTTAGCAATAAGCAACTTGGAAATAATTAAATTTACTTCATGCGTGAGGTTGTTATTCAGATTTTCGATAGTTCAAATAATTTTTTAGGTTCATTAGATTTAGAACGTTTTACAGATTTTCCATTATCATTAAATAAAGGTATTGGTTCAATTAATGACATTTCAAAGCGGGAAACAGTCTACAGTTTAGATTTTGAAGTACCGCACACACAAAACAATAATGTTCTTTTATTTGGAGTTGAAAACGTTAATGCGAGTGGTGATAGTTTAAAATTGATTCAGAAAAACAATTGCAGAATATTAGTAAATGGTAACCAGAGTGAAGTTGGTTTTATTCGTATTTATACATCTAGTTTAAAAGACAAATACAAGGCTAATTTTACAGGCGGTAATGGTGATTGGGTCGAACTTTTAAGCGGTACTAATTTAAACGAGCTGCAATGGAAAGCAGAAACAAACACACAAACAGTTGATGCTATAGATACTTACTCACAGGCTAGAATTGAAGCTTTAAATTTGTCAAACGTAGATAACAACGATTTAATTTATCCTATTATCCAAAGAAACGCAGAAGAGTTTTCGAATGAAACGTACCGCCCGCAACTATATTTAAGAAACGTTATTTTAAGAATGTTTGATTTAATTGGCTATACGGTTGATTCAACGTTTTTAGATTCTGATTGGTTGAAGGGTGTTGTTGTTGGTGCTTTAACTTATAAGGGTTTATCCTTAGATCCTGCTTTTAATTTTGAAATTGATGAAGATATAATTGCATTAACTAGATCGCAGGCGGTAACAACAGAAAGCAGTTACTTATTGGCTAATGTTTTAGGTAATACAGGCGCAGCAGTACGAAATGAAACACGTTTAAATACTTATTTTGATAGTAAAATAACTGATATAGGTAACAATTTTAACGTATCAAAATCTGAATATACCGTTGATAGATCAGGCGTTTATAGTGTTACTTTTAATTTTGGTGATTATAGAATTGAGTATTTAGACCCAATAAGCTTTTTATGGGAATTAGCACCAATTTTTAACACTAATTCAATAAATGCGCCCTTAGTAAACGTTATTTTGGTTAAAAATAATACTTCTGATACTGTAATTGACGGTTCAATTATTTATGAACAGACTGTTGTTGCTACTTTTAATACGCCTGTTTCGGTTGTTGCGGAAAGTGTAAACTTAACAGGAGGTGACACAGTAAGTTTTTGGATTAAAATAACAGATAATGCCTTTGGATTTACTACGCCGTTAACTTCACTAAACGCGCCTAGCCTTGATAAGTGGCGCTTCTTCACTGGTTTAGATGCAAATGTTGATTTTCAAATTAATAACGTAATAGAAGAGGGCGACGAGTTCCGAATTAATTCACACATACCTAAAAACATTGATAACCTTACTTTATTGCAGGACTTTAAAACAATGTTTAACCTTTATTTCGAAGCTAATTCGAAACTAAAAACAATTAAGATTGAACCGCGTGATGATTATTATCAAAATTTAGGAGCAGCCGAAAATATCACAAACTTAGTAGATGTAAGTAAAAGTATTACAGTTGATTCATCAAACGAGTATTTGCGAAACTTAGTATTCAGATATAAAGACGACACAAAAGATAAATACTTAGATCAATGGGAAGTATTAAACGATAGGATTTACGGGCAATACATCCACGATTTTGGAAGTGACTACCCTAAAGGTTCAGCAACGTTTGAAACTAAATTAATTTCACCAACTACGCAAAATATTAATGTAGATGATAACATTGTAACTTCTGTAATTCGTCGCGAATGGGAGGACGACAAAGAACCTGCAACAATAAACGAAGATTATAAACCGCGCGTTTTTCAGGTTGTTCAATCGCGGCAATATGATGCTTTAGGAGTTGTAAGGCGTACCGATGAACCTTTAATTGTTACGGTTGGATTGATGGAAAGCTTTGGTGAAGTTGCAACGTTTGAAGGTCGCCAGTTAACGTTTAACGGTGAAAAAGGATTAGTTGAACAATTCTACGCTAAGACATTAGCAAACGTTCAAGAAAAGCGAGTTGTTGAACTCTTTTTAAACCTTCCTTTGTATAAGTTTAACTCTTTAGATTTATCACGCCCTGTTTATATAGATTATTCAATACCGCAAATACAAGGCTATTATATAATTGAAAAGGTTAATAATTACCAGTTAGCAGAATATAAAACTGTTAGTGTTAGATTGTTAAAGTACAAAGATTTTGAACCCATTATTATTGATCCTTCACAGAAAACAAACATAAACGAAAACACTAACGGCAATCAAGGAGCAGATACAGATTTTTTGTACTTTATTGAAGATGAAGGAACAATTAACGAAACACTTTCGCAGATTTACGACACGGATAATTTAAATAATTACATAGCAATCTATAACGATTAATAAAATGGCAACAGAAGAAACATTTTTTAGGATACAAGTTCAAGGCGCAACGGAGCTTGAACAATCATTAGTTGCTTTAACAAAGAAAACTTTTGAGTTAGCAGATAAAAAGAAAGCTTTAAACGCGCAATTAAAAACACTTAGTCAAGCTTATAAAAGTAATTCAATTACTCAAAAAGAATATGACGAACAAAGTAAAATTTTAGCTACTGATATAGTTAACTTAAATTCTGAAATTAAAAGCAATTCAACAAGCTTAAAAGCTAATGAAAAGACTTTAACCAATAATTTAAAAACCAATAAAGCGGCAAAAGGAAGTATTGAAGAAATGCGGCTTTCTTTATCTAAAACGCAAAAAGAATATTACGCGCTTTCTAAAGCAGAACGTGATAATGATAAAGTAGGTGGCAAACTTCAAAGAACTATAAAAGCGCAAAGTGATGAATTAAAAGGGTTAGAAGCGGGCGTTGGTGTCACTAGCCGTTCAGTTGGTGATTACGGGCAAGCGGTGCAGGGTGTACTACCTATTTTAGGCGGTTTTGGTCGTCAAATGCAGACCGCAATAGGGATTTTTGGACAAATGAAAACGGGGTTAAGCGGTTTATCCTCTGCTAATAATAACGCGCGTTCAACTGTTCAGGGATTCGGCAAGGCGCAAGAAAAAAACAACGATGTAACCGATGCAGCCGCAGGTTCAACAACAGCACAAGCAAGGGCAACAATAGGCTTTAATACGGTTGAAACAGCTAGCACAGGCGTTACAGAAGTAAACACAGCGGCACAGGTAACGAACAACACCGCAACGGAAACTGGAACGGCTGCAACAATTGGCTTTGCAACGGCTAGCAAAGCGGCTGCAACTGCTACTGGAATAGGTACAAAGGCTTTAAAACTCTTTAGATTAGCTTTAATTTCAACGGGTATAGGTGCAATAGTTGTTGCTGTTGGTTCATTAATCACATATTTCACACAAACACAAAGGGGTGCAGAATCTTTAAAAAAGGTTTTTGCAAGTGTTGGCGCGGTTATATCTGTAATAGTAGATAGAATTTCCGCAGTTGGTGAAGCAATAGGCGACTTTTTTAGCGGTGATTGGGATGCAGCAGGCGAAAAAATGGGTGCTGCGTTTAGTGGTGTAGGTGATGAAATGAGCCGCGAAGCCGAGTTAGCTTGGAAATTAGAAGAAGCGTTAATTGCAGTTGAAAAAGCAGAAAATGATTTAATACTTACAACAGCTATAAATAAAGAAAAGATTCGTGAGTTACGTTTTGCAATGGACGATATAACAAAGTCCTATGATGAACGAGCAGAAGCAGGAAAGGAAGCTTTACGGCTTGAACAGGATTTAATCGAAAAACAAATTGACATACAAAAAAAGAAGTTAGCCGTTACTTTAGGATTAGAAGAAATTACACAAGAAAAACTTAATGATATCAAAAAAAACGGTATTGCATTGAGTTCTGTTGGATTGTCGGAAAGTACAGAAGAAGAAAGAAAGCAAGCGATTGAAGAAGCGGCGCAAATATTTGATTTACAAAGCGCATCTGTAAAACTTCAAACTACTTTAACTGTTAAATTAAGTCAAATTGAACGGGAGCAGGAAAACAAAAGAAAAGCGGCGTTAAAATTAGCAGAAAAGCAACGTGAAAAAACAAAGAAAGCGCAGGAAAAAGCAGCAGCCGAAAAACTAAAAATACAGGAAGCAGAAGCAAAAGCAGAAGAAGAAGCGATTGCAAAACAATTAGATTTAGAAAAGAAAGCACTTGATGAACAAATAAGTTTATTATCACTTGAACGGGATTTAAAAGTAAAATCTAAAGAGGAAACAAACGATGAATTATTAAAAAATCAAACTCTTTACTTAGATGAACTTTTAAAATTAAACTTAGATAAAGCGCAATTAAACGGTGAAAGCGAAAAGCAAATACTTTTAGCCGATCAAATAACACGCGCTGAACTAAACCAACAGTTCAGAAATTCAGAAGCAGAAGCAATAAAAGCAGATAAGGAAAAGCAGGAAGAAATAGAAGCAGAAGCAGAAGAAAAGAAGAAGCGAAACAGGGAAGCAGGAATTGCAGCATTTGACGAAATACAAAAGCAACAATTTGCAAGAAGTGCGGACCGTTTAAAAGAGCAAACAGCAAGCGAAATTGCAACACTACAAACGCGATTAGATGCGGGTATTATTTCACAGGAGCAGTTTGAGATACAAAAAACAGCGATAGAAAAGAAAGCATTTGAAAAAGAAAAGAAGCTTAAAATTTCTTCAATTGTCACAGATGGTATTGTTGCCATTGCAAAAACTTTTAGTTCATTGGGTTTTCCTGCGGCTGTTATTCCTGCGGCTTTGTTAGCATTACAAACAACAGGACAAGTTGCAGCGGTTAAGCGTGAAAAGTTTAAAAGAGGTGGACTTTTACAAGGTGATTCACACGCCAACGGCGGTATTCCTTTTACGGTTAACGGGCAAAACGGATTTGAAGCAGAAGGCGGTGAAACATTAATTAACAAAAGGAGTTCTGCGATGTTTAGAAACGAACTAAGCGCGATTAATCAAGCGGGCGGTGGTGTTGCTTTACCTTCTGTTTCTTCACCTTCAACGGGTTCTCTATCTTCATTTGCAAATGGTGGCGTATTAGGTTCAGGCGGTCAATCAAATATTGATATAGACGGCTTGCAATCTCAAATTACAGCAGCGGTTGCCGAAAGTATGCAATCTATTAAGGTTGTAAACGTTGCACAGGATACAACAAGCCTATCAGGAAGGGCAACACAGATAGAAAATATTAATAGTTTTTAATTTATTATAAAATTTAACTATATTTGGTAAACACATTTAAAAAGAATAATTATTATGGCAATTTGCGAAGTTTCAGACAACATTTTAATCACTTGTGCAGACGAAAGCGCAAACGCAGGATTAAAAGATATTTACTTATGTTTTGAGGAACAGATCGACGGTGAACCCGTTGTTGATCCCGCAGCGCATACAGTAACAGCGGTTACAATGTTAGCATCTAACGTTTTTGTAAAGTTGGAAGGTAGATTTGAAAAGAAGGATTTAACCACAGAAATGACACGTGAAAACGGAAGTGTTAGAAGTACTAGAACTTTAAACGTTTTTACACCTAATGTTGAAAAAGTTAAAGGTGCTCTTTTAACTGAATTAACAAAAGGTAAAAAGTTGTTTATGATTGCAACAGATTATAATTCAACAGGAACTTACAAGAAAGGTTTAGTTTTGGGTTACGATCCTAAACTAGGTAAAAAAGATTCTGGTGCAATGATGGTTGCAAGTGAAGTAATAGAAGCAACTGTTGAAGGTGTAGCGGGTTACAACTTAGTTTTTACAGCGGTTGCAACTGAATTATTACGCGAGTACATAGGTACTATCTTAGTTGAAGATGGTGCAACAGGTGAAACTGTAAATATTGGATCTTAATTTATTTATAAACTAATTTTAATTAAAGCCGCTGCTTATTAAGTGGCGGCTTTTTTATTTTTAAATTATGGCTAAAAAATACAATGTAATAAAAGGAAAGGAAGCGTGTATAATTTGTAACCCAAAAGGGGTTTTTAGGCTTTCCGAAAAAATAAGTCAGGCAAAACTTAAAATGCTTTACGATTTTGGGCACACTAAACAAATACAAATAACTTTAGAAGATGGCGCAGATAATAACACCGCAACAGATTAAAGACATATCAACACCTACTGACAACATAGATCCTATTTATTTCGAAAATAGCATTGAATACTGGCAGGATGCGGTTCTTAAACCTTTAATGACAACAGCACTTTATAATGATTTTATTGCAAATATTGGCGGTTTGTCAGTTGATTACCAATTTATATTGGATAATTTTATTAAGTACGCAGAATCTTATGGCGTTGCGTTTACGGCGCAAAAAAAAGATTTAATTATTCAAACCGATAATAAGGGAATGATGCAAAATAGGTCTGATTATTCAAATTCGAGCAGTAATGTAAAAGCAGCTTTAAAGGAATATAAAGAACGTGAATTACATTATTTACAACAATTAGGTTGTTATTTATTGGATAATTTAGATAAATTTCCTTTACTGGATTTAGACGTTGAAGAACCTTATTTAGGATTAGATACGCGCGATTTCGTAATAAATTAAGATATGGCTATTAAATTACATAGAAACTCAAACGAGAACAACAAACACACGCCAAAAGGGTTTACTTCTGCGCCTAATATGTCGAAGCTTTACCGCGATGAAAACGGTGAAAGCACATACACAGCAGAATCATTTTTACCGCCTGCAATTTCTTTTGTTGATGGTAACGCCTTACCGCCTTCTGAATCCTTAAACGATGTTTATGTATTAATTGATGAAGGTAACGGCGCAGTTAATGCCGCGTGGGATGGTTTAAGCTATAACGATTGGGCAAGGTTTAACGGTAGTTTGTGGATGGGTTCAACGCCTGTTAATAGTTCAGTCTGTTATAATAAAAGCGAATCTTTTTTATTTTACTTTAATGGTTCTGAATGGCTAACAATTAAAGGCGGTATTTTAAATATTAATTCAGCAGGTAAAGCAGCTTTAACACCTGCAACTGGTGAATTTGTTTATGATACTGATTTAGATAGTTTACAACGTTACAACGGTTCTTTATGGATAGATATTGCGAAAGGTTATGGTTTAGTTTCTGTAAGTCAATCACTAGGGCAACCTGTATTTTACAATGATTTAGCAACGGCATACTCTGCGGCTTCTAGTGGTGATGTAGTTAAATTACATACTGATATAACAGAAAACGGTGATGTTGAAATAACTTTAACAGCGGGTGTTGTATTGGATTTAAACGGTTTTACATACACATTAAATACTACTGGAAATTCTGATGTCTTTACAACGGCAGCAAATTCTGGAACTTTTACAATTAAAGATGGAACAGTTTTGAAAATAGGTGGCGGTACTGGTTACGTTTTAAACATAACAGGAACTTTACCCGTTTTAAAATTCAGTAATACTACCTTTAACAGCTCAACAGGTAGGTGCTTATTTACAAAAGGGCAACTTACAGCCTTTGGTAGTAAGTTTTATGGTACATCTTCAGGTGATGGTAATTTTATAAATGGTTCGAGTGGTTCTTATTGTTTTGGTGGTGAATTTTATAATTTAGGAACGGGCGGTAATCAGTGTTACAATGCACAAATGAAGTATAGCAGATGGGAGGCAATAAGCGGTACGGGTTGCGCTGTTACTGGTGTAGCTACTTATTGCGATTTCTATTCAGATAGCGGTTCAGGTCTGAACGCTTTAAGCGGTGCCTCTATCGTACATTGTTACGCGGAATCAAACACAGGAAGAGGTACAACATCAAGTACAGCAACTACTACAATATCACACTTAGTATCAATAAGTAATACTAATACAGGTATATATGCTAAAGGAATAAAAAGCCTTAGACACTCTACAGGGATTTCAGGAGGTTCAAACTACGGAATACAAGCAGCATTAGAAACAAGCTTTTGTTATGCTGAAAGTCAAAGCGGCAGCGGTATGTCTACAGGTACGGATGACATAACAGTCGATACTTGTACGGTAAAAGTAAAAAGCGGAGCAGGTCATGGTATACAAAATAACGGGTTTAGAAATAGAATTTATAACTGTACAATTGAAGTTGCTAGTACAAGCGCATACGGTATAGTACAAGGCGCAGCAGATGGTTACTATGTAGGTAATAAAATAAAAGGAACAGTTGCAGGAACTAAAGGCAGGTACGTTACAACAGGCGTTAACCTTTGGACGGATACGGCAGATGCACAAGGTAATTCAGCTAATTTATAATATTAAAATTAAAAAAAATGAATAGTAATGTTTATCAATACGGAAACGATCCAATAACAGGTTTACCGCGCCAATTAGTAAGAGATACGGCAGTAGTGCAGGAAGAAATGAATACAAACCCGTTGCCATGTGCTGTGGTACATTTAAGACTGCAAACGTACATTGCAGAAACGGGCGCAGTTGTAACCGATGTAAGCGCAGGATATACAGTTAAAAAAGGTGAAATTTCATACGATGTTAACGGTAATCCTTTACCAAAGTATATTTATACTTATGTAGATGGTCAGTTGGTTGTAACGCCTGTTTTAGATGGCGAAGGTAATCCAGTACCTAGGAACAACGGTTACGAAAACATTATATTGTTATCTCAAATGCCTGTACCATTTGATACGGTTTTAGATAATGGGATTAAAGAGTACTACAATTTAAACGATATTTAAACCTTAAAACGTTAAATTATAACACTTTAACGAGTTAAT